TCACACAGGCCTCAGTCTTGCGTGCCATATCGTGAAGCTCCATCATAATTGCTCTAAGTCCTGCCCATTCGTTGTCCGTCTCAGCGGTGATGTTCATTAGGTTATCAATGACTATCAACTCAGGTGGCTGTCCAAAGAGTTCAACGTAGGCCCTGATCTCTAACTCCAAGTCATCAATGTTTGGAGAAGAATCAAAGACCCACTTGATGTGTGAAAGTTTGTCTAAGTGTGCATTGTAATACTTACTATCGTTAGAAAGGTTTGCCTCTACTGTCACTTGTGAGTGACCAGATAGATGCGATACAGACCTCATCATTACAGTAGTGGTATCAGTATCTGCGGAGAAGAAAAGTGTAGGAACTTTGGCTTTGATTGCATAGATCAGGGAGAACATAGACTTACCAGCATTAGGTGCTGCAGCTACCATACATACCTGGCCTCTGCGAAACTTAATACCTTCTACTGCTAACCCATTCCACACATCAGGTAGTGGTGTTGCTTTGGTAAGCACTCCACTCCAAGCGCGGGAAAGATTAAGCAACGCCGTCCTCCTGATTTAATCTAATGCCTCGTTGTTGGCGAATACGGAAGCGTTCTCTTGGAGAGAGTCCACCCCATATACCAAAGTTCTCTTTATATATTCCCCACTCAGCACATTCTGTGCGGTGGGGGCAACGTCTACAAATTGATTTTGCATACTGAGCCTCGGTCAGACTTACTGATCCCTGTTCTTTATCAGGAAACCAGAAGTCGCCACCGATTGTTGCACAACTAGGAGCTTCGTATTGACTTGGCTCCCGCATTAGTTATCGGACCCAGATGGTGTCGCACTTATCTGGCGCACCCTTTGGTGCTGCACACATATAGCCTGACCACGGACCCTTTTGTCCTACGCCTGAACGTAGTGTCATTGCACCGTGACGGCAGGTATTAGCACCACCTGCTGGTGCAGGTGCAGCTACTGGTGTTGCATTGAACTGCTGTGCTACTGCTGCAACTGTTGGTGCTGGTGCTGCTTGACCACCTGATAGTTCTGCTCCAGTTGCACGGATATTCATTGCGTTCATAGCAAGATCTGCAAGACCTGACTCTAGTTCTGTGACTGTTGCTGCGTAAAGATTGATAAGTGTTCCATCATTTAACTTGTAATTGATTTGGAACTTTGTTCCTTCTGTAGCCATTTACTTGCCTCCACTTTGCTTGATTGATAGTCGCTGGCTTTCAGCTCCTACCTTCTTAGGGACAAACCCTAATAGTTTTTCTACCTCATCACTGTCAACTGACTCACGCCCTTTAACAGTTGTCCAACTTAGTTCGATACCTGAATTAGTAGTACCCAGTACTCCTTCAAAGGATGCCTTCAAAGAATCCTGTTGTGTTTCTAACTCTTTGATCTGTGCTGCTAACTGTAGATACAAGAGTGCGTTCTTGTCAATCTGTGCGTCAGCAATGATAACTTCACTGACTGACGTACGTTCTTTTTTTAGACCAACGCATCCCATCTCACCTGATGCGTCAAAGAACTTACAGTAATGTTGACAGTAACTTGCATCTTTTTCTGGTGCTGGTGCTTCCTTTGCTTCCTTAACAGCCGCTAGCCAACCGAGTGCTTCTAGTGCAATGGACTCATCGTAGTCTTCGGTATGAACCTTGACATCTCTTTCGTCCCCGTCCCTGGCAATTGCTACCAGTGACACTCGGTTGACCGCATAGCCGTTGTTAGCTAGGAGGTAGCCGTATAGCTGCACCTGCCACCGCTGCTGATTGGTTGGAAAGTAAGAAAGGTTCCGGACCTTGCTTGTCTTCCAGTCAATCACATCACCAGTACTAGGTACAAAACAGTCAATGTGTGCTTTCATTCCGTTGTATTCAACAGATGTCTCAATCATTACATCTGGATTATCTGCTAGTGCTCGTTCAATCTCTGCGTGGATAGCAGTACCCATAATCGCCGCGAGCTTTAGTTCGTTGTCATTAGTCTCAGGTTGATCGTTAAGTCGGTACCACACCTTACGGCGACAGCCACCTACCTCTGATGGACCAATCTGTATTTGTGTAGATCGTGAACGCTTAGCATCACCTGCACGTAGTGCAGTGAGCAGTAGCTCTTTTGGATCAGTGTGCATCAATCCACTCCTTAATCATTTCAATCGCTTGATTGCGACCATTAGTAATTCCTCGTATGTAAGCAGAAGGCTTACCCGTTTCTATCTCTTTGAATTCATCTTGAGGTATGTGATAACTAGCATCTTGAATTGCCTTAATGAGATCAAGCACTTCTACCCCTTGCTATCATAATTGCAAGGAACAAAGCATTGCAATAGCCATTATAGAATTGATAATCTTCTGAGTCTTTATCTTTAGCAAGCTCCAAATATCGTTCTCTTACTTCTTCAATCTCTTGTGCAATTACTTCTCGCATTGCCATTGGATTAAATGAGTGTGTCAATCTTGCTGACTGCCAACCCATACGATGAAAATACTTTGCAGCATATTCATCTGTCATAGGTATTAGTTGTGCTTCCATAACTCCTCCTAGAGTCGTTCCTGCACCACCAACTGTAAAGGCTTACCAGTATTGGCGTCAAGGACCGAAGCAATCTCTACGGCTTTACGGGCGTGTCTCTTTGCATAGGCTAACTCCATATCAGGTTTGACAATTGAATACAGGTAGCCAAGAGCAAGCTGACCCCCACTACCAATGCCATACGCTCCGTGATTTGCTTGGAAAAAAGAGAGATCACAAGCAATCCGAAAGATGTTGCCGTTAAAAGCAATGAGATAATCGAAGCCACCATCTTTGTCCACCTTGTTGTAGTCGTAGTTGTTGTCGTTAAATGCTGTAAGAATACTTGGGATAATCTTCTTACCCATAAATTGTGCTGGGTCCTCACCACGATAGAGCGGTGGCTTCCAGTTGTAGGCAAGGATATCCCCTGGTCTAGTATCACCTGAGATACCGATGAGATACTTACCGACCTCAATAATCTTGGGCGTAGTAACGGCTAACGTTACTAAGTTGTCCTCGGTAATCTGAGAATCAGCTACTAGAACAGCGTAATCAATACCTTCAAGTGCCGCGATTGTGGTCATACTAGAGAGCATACCAGTCCTCGGCGTGTCGTCGCGTAGCGACACTTACTAGGCGTTACAATATGAGCCGTGAGGCGAATTAAACAGGACAGGCGGCCCTCTAGGGGCCGCAGCAGTAACCGTACAGTAACCCTGCGGTTCCGTCTACCAACCCTGCCATCGTTTAGATGGCGCAGAGATACCCTTCCTAAGCCTTTTGGGGCCGATCTGCGGGGTTTAGGACCACTTCACGTATGTCCTTGTGGGTCCCAGGTATTTAGCGTTATGGCTAGCTTTGAAGACTACGAGTTAGTCTGGTACTTCCTTGATGCTACCTGTGTTAACTGCGGGAATCTAGTAGTCGTACCCTGTCCAGTAGATAAAGATGCACCACAAACTCACTGACCATAACGAGCAAGAACGCACTGCCACGTGCTCTATTTGTGGCCCCACTAAGATTAAGCTGCGAGATAAAAAGAATCCACTTACTAGCAGGTACCGCTGTCGCACAGTATGGAAGCGAACCTATAACAACAGCGTCTATCCATACGCCAAGTACAAAGGCACAGAGTGTCAACAGTGTGGGTTCATACCAGTACACATTAGCCAGCTCGACGTTGACCACAAAGACGGTGACCGTTGGAACAACGACCCATCTAACCTACAAACTCTTTGCGCTAACTGTCACAGATTAAAGACTCACCTATCAGATGATTCAAACTCTGGCATATTTTAGGGACAAAAAAAGCGGCTCCGGAAGGAGCCACTCTTTTTGTTTGCCTCGCGCTGATGGGTTACTTAGACCCACGACCAAACTCTGTAGCTGATGGATCTATTGCCTTTAGCAATGGACCTGCAACTGCTGCGACTCCTGCCATAAGCAGAGCCTTTGGGTCTGTCACACCTGCAAGATACAGGGCCAGCACAGATGCCACTCCCGCTCTCAGATATGTAACTGCGATTGCCTTCATTGTTTCTGTATTCATTTTTCCTCCTATGGGGATTAGGACTTTGCACCGTGCAACTTGCAACAGGTACAAACTTCTTCCTTTGGCAACTTCTTAACTGCTTTAGGAATTGTTTTTGCTCTGAGTTGATTAACAATCTTTGGTTGGTTCA